GCTCACCGTCTCGATTCTTCGCAATAATTAATTCCGCCGTTCCTTGCGGTGCTTCGGAATCGTAGTAGCCCTCACGGTATGGCATCAGTACCAAGTTTGCGTTTTGTTCAATACCGCCACTTCCTCGGAGGTCTGCAAGGCTTGGCCGTTTGTCTGCCTGCTTTTCTGTCGCTCGGTTAAGCTGTGCAACAAGCAAGACGTGAATTTGCAGTTCCATCGCCAGGCGTTTCAGCCGTGCTGTAATATCATCAAGTTCAGCAACCTCATTCACGCCTTTACGCGGCATCAGGTGCAGATGGTCTACAACAAGCAGGTCAAGCCCTGATTTGCGCTTCTCTAGTCGGCATCGCGCGGCGATTGCATCAATTCCGACCATCTCAGTATCAATCACAAACTTCCAATTTCTCGCCTTGTTGATATACAGGGCAAAATTGTCTGTTTCCGTTTGTGTCATGCGGTATTTCTTCAGCCTGCCGTAATCAATCGCATATTCAGCAGATGCTCCGCGTTGGGTTAGTTCCACGCCTGACATCTCGTAGCTTTGGAAGCGCACTGACAGGCCGTTTTTCGCGCAGTGCCGAGCAATGTTTTCAGCAAGAACCGATTTACCCATGCCCGGCCTTGCGCCGATCACTGTCAGATTTCCGCGTTGCAGGCCGCCTGTTGCCTCGTCCAAATTACTGAAGCCAGTCGA